TGGAGAATGTGTAGTTTATGAAGAATACGACAAAGCAAAGTACCTTAAATTGCTCGTCCAATATATTAGAAAATTTGTTGGAGATAAACTTGAGCAGTATGGAACCTAACAAGGAATTAGAACAGGCAATAGAGGATAAGTTTCTAACTCCTTCCAAGTTTTCTCTAGAGATAGAGAAGATTGTTGTGGATGAGAATATGAATTACATTGATGCTATTGTTCATTATTGTGAGATTAATAAGATCGAGGTAGATTCTATTACGAAACTAGTATCAAAACCCCTCAAAGAAAGATTGAAGTATGATGCTATCAATCTTAATTTTATGAAAAAAACGTCGAGGGCAAAACTTCCCCTATGAGTCCTTTTGAGTGTTATCAACATTATCTTTCTCTCAAAAGTCATTTTACAAATCCAAAATACGATTTCTTTAAATATGGTGGGAAGTCTAGAGCAACTCTGACTTCCTTCAACAAACGTAAGGATAAGTATTGGTTTGAAAAAAGTTCAAGAAAGTACTCTGATAAGGAAATTGTAGATTTTCTTGTATCAAATTTTGTTTCCACAGATAATCCCCAAAACTTATGGATCGGAGAAATTATAAATTCTGGAGAAAGAACATACGTCGAGTGGATGAAACGACGGCAGAGTTTGACCTACTTGTTCAAAGAACAATCGGAACAATTACTCTCGGAAATCAAATTGGAAGATGCCTTCAACTGTTCGAAAGGACATCCACAAGTTCTAAAAAAGTTTCTGGGTGGGAAGATTTCACCTGAAGTCTTGGTAATTTATGATAAAATTTTCCAGTTTGCGAAGGTATTTGATACCAAATTACTGGATCCTGTATGGGAAATCGTAAGTTTAAAAGTTAGGAAATATAATCCCTTTATACATATTGATGTGTCTGAGTATAAACAACTTTTACGGGAAATAATCAATGAGTAAATTCTTCGATTCTGAATTAATTCAGGGGGAACTTGATGAGATCAATGATCTTCAAAAATCCATTTATGGAAGTATTTTATCATTTGGTACTATGACTCGTGAAGATAAGCTGGAACATATTGATAAACTCACACAGTTGCTAGAAAAGCAAAGAATTATGTACACAAGACTTTCTCTTTCTGATGACCCACAAGCAGTTGAAATGAAAGAAAATCTTCGCAAATCTGTTTCTATGATGGGATTTCCTCCTGATACAGATATGAATTTGCTTTTCAATAGTATGAATAAAACAATTGAATCTCTCAAACAATTTATTGACAAGTGAGATCATTTTTGTTATAATATCCAAGTAAATCCAAAACACCCAATTTACACAACGAATCCAAATGTCTTTTTCTGATCTTAAGAAACAATCCAAACTTGGTTCCCTGACCGCAAAACTGGTCAAGGAAGTCGAAAAAATGAATAATACCACATCATCTGGTGATGATCGTGTATGGAAACTTGAATGCGATAAGAGCGGCAACGGTTATGCCGTCATTCGTTTCCTTCCTGCTCCTAACGGTGAAGATCTGCCGTTTGTAAAACTTTATAGTCACGCATTTCAAGGTTCTGGTGGTTGGTATATTGAGAATTCTCTCACTACTATGAACCAAAAGGATCCAGTTTCTGAAATGAATTCTGAACTGTGGAACAACGGAACAGATGCTGGTAAAGAAATTGCACGTAAGCAGAAGCGTAAACTGACTTATGTGAGCAACATTTATGTTGTGAAGGATCCTGCAAATCCTGATAACGAAGGTAAGGTATTCATTTATAAGTTCGGCAAGAAAATCTTTGATAAGATTACGGCCGCGATGCAACCTGAGTTTGAGGATGAGCAAGCAATTGATCCTTTTGATTTCTGGCAGGGTGCTAACTTTAAGTTGAAGGCAAAGAATGTTGCCGGTTATCGTAATTATGATTCCAGTGAGTTTGCCAAGCAAGGTGCTCTTCTGGACGATGATGATGCAATGGAAGCAATCTGGAAGAAGCAGTATTCTCTTGCTGAACTAGTTGCTCCTGATCAGTTTAAGTCTTATGATGAACTGAAAAAGCGTCTTGATTATGTCCTTGGTAACAAGACTACTCGTCGTCAAGATTCGGAAGTTGCTGATGAGGAATCAACTTCTCGTGGTTCGGAAAGTGATCTTGAAGAAGATCTTCGTACACAGTTGAAGAATCTTGCTCCTACTCGTTCTTCCTCAGTCGATGAGGATGAGGATGATGATACTCTGAGTTACTTTGCAAAACTTGCCGAGTGATAAGAACGGGGAGGGAAACCTCCCCTTTTTTATGGCATCGTGACTCTAGTATTCTCTGTGCGAATTAGAGTCTTATCGACATATTGTGAAGATTTGTCATAATACATAATTCTTCTCATATCATTTAGATATTGTTGAAGGTATCCTTTCTTTAAAATATAAATTGATCTTTTCTTATTATTTTTAAGAACTTCATATTCGTAATTACTAATTCCAGCAACTGGATTTAATGTTGTTCTATAATCGTCTGGATTAGGAATTGTAAAGGTATAATCGACAACATTTCCAGCTGGAAGAATTAGACGACCTCGTGAGTCTTTAACTTCTTTAGTCTCATAATGATGAGAAGCATTTATTGCTTCCCCATAAAGTTCTTCTGCATATTGGTAGATATCTCTATCAGATAGTGGCCATTCGTTTCTTACATTTATAATTCCTGCAGTTAGAATCACAACCCAATCTAAGTCTGCTCTACCATAGAATTCTTCTGCAACAGTATCTGGACGAGCACCATCAGGAATTTGATACTTATTAAAGAGTGTAAAGACATTTTGTAAGTCGTCACGAAGTTTGACTCTACGAAATAAATTCTTGGCACGAACATAAGCATCAGAAGAATTTCTGTCTGAAAAAGGTGATTGATATTCTAAGTCTGGTAGTTCTCTAAAAAATCCCATTAGTACCCTACTCCATCTCTATCGGTAAGACCATCATAATCATTAAAGTAAATTGGATTCAGTTCTTGAAATGAAAGTGTAAGTTTCATATGAACTGGTGTTGCATCTTCATAAGTTGTATAGACACCGGATGCTGTATAATCAACTGCCATATTTGTTAAGGCACATGGTTTGAATGAATTTAAGAATGGATGTTTTCCATTACCACTTCTATATTCCAATTGAAATACGTTTGGGGAATCGATAAACAATCCAGCACCAGTACCACTTGAGGTTCTGGCGGCCATTGATTTTTTAAATGCTCTTATAATATTCTTAACAGATCCTGCTTCTATATTGTCTCTTGGTGCCATATTAAATGTAAAATTGAATGATCTCAACTGAACTCCTTTGAAGAGAAGTTCCATATTTGGATTCATAACTTTACCAGAACTTCTAGATAGAAGACCTTCCGCACTTACGTTTGCTCCTAGACTATTGACTGCCTGTGCGGCAAAATAATTAGTAACTAAATTTTGCCCATTTCCACTGGTAGCAACATTTTTTATTGCTGATGTAAAATCCGTAATTCCTTTTGCAGGATTTCCTTCTATAGCCTGTTTTGTTCCACCAACTGCGGCCGCAGAAATAGGATTTAAACTATCATCTCCCCAATCTACCATATTAGTATCGCTAATTCCTTGTGGCATAGGAAGAAGAATTTGGAATAATGAATTCGTTAAATTTCCACTTTCCGCCAGTGCTTGAGTGGAAGTTTTCTGAACAAGATTTGATAGATTGGTACTTAAACCTGGAGGTGTATACTCCACGATAAGAATCTGCAGATAATCATCAGACTCAGTTATTCTTTTTGCTGGATATCTGAAACATTCTGCCATTTATCTTTTCTAACTATTTAGACTATGTTCGTATTATTTCCATATATCTTACATCATGGAGATAATCAAATTCTTCACCTCTTTGAACTCTATGAAATGAACTTCCAACTCCTTCCCAAACATAATTTCTGTGATCTGACCAATGTACATTATATCCTCTAAATCCAGATAAATCGATTGATTCAACCATTAATAATGGATGTTTATCGTATCGAATTCCTGGTGTTTTTGCTGTATAAACGAAAGTGTATATATTTCCTGGTCTTGGAAATTCTTCAGTATCATTAAATATTTCTTGAATAATCGCCATAAGTTCATTTGGATCATCTGTTGCTTGGGAAATTGCTTCTTCTAGCATTTCAATTCTATTTAATTTTTTAGTAGATACTTCTAATTGCTCTAAAGTTTCTGAAGTCTGCTCTTCTTGTATAGATTTTTTTTGTTGCTCAGAAAGTTTTTCCCTCTGACTTGTGAGAAAAGGTTTAATTTTTCCTTTTGGAATTTTACTTACTTTTCTTGCCATTACTTAATTCCCAAGTGATCTTCGGTAAACACCTTGAACTCCCATTGTCGATCTTTACAGAACTCTTCTGCGGCTTTCCATTTTGCCTGATTCTTTGCATACTCAACCACTTCGTAAATATATCCTTTTGTCTTTCTTTTTTGTGGTATTGGTTCTACTGTTTGTTTCTTAGGTTTAATTTCAATGACACATTTTTTAATTTCGCCACTACTTTCCTTTATTTTGATATAAAAATCAGGAAAATATCTATGAATCTTATTATCAATAGGTGATCGGTAAGGCAATGCAAAAATTTCACTTCCCCATTCAAGAATATTTTCATTGAGATCACAATACTTCATGAATTTGCGTTCCCACAAAGACCTATAAGTAATGTTACTATAATCTCCTCGGTATTTCTGGGGATTGATTGGTTGATATTTTCCTTTATACGACATCTAAATATAGTATAAGACTTTAAGAGTATTTAGAGTGTCCATAGCACGTCCTCGCAAGATATCTCAGATTAAACCACTCTTTGGAAATCTTGCACAAACTACTCACTATCAAGTCTACTTTGGTGGATTATCAAGACCTCTTCAAAGTCATTTATCTTTGAGGGGTGTTGATTGGAGATTCGTTGCGGAAAGTGCTGGATTATTGTGTTCTTCTGCATCATTACCAGGTAGTTCTTTAGGAACGGCGGATATTGTTGGTGATGTTACTGGAGTTACTGAGAAGATGGCACATACCAGAATTTTTACTGCAATTGATTTAACATTTTATGTTGATAAACAATATAAGATGTTGAAATTTTTAGAGCACTGGATAGAATTTATTGCCAGTGGATCGGGAGAAAATGTTGGTAGGGATGGATATTTTTTCCGAATGAAATATCCAATAGATTATAAGACAAATACAACTAAAATTTTAAAATTTGATAGAGATTATAAAAATGAAATCGAATATAATTTCTTTGGATTATTTCCAACTGCAATGTATTCTCCATCAATTGCATATTCAGATTCCCAAGTACTGACCGTAACTGCATCATTTAACTATGAAAGATATATTTGTGGTTCTATTCGAAGTGTGGATATAAATTACGCCAGAGATAATAATAAACAACCACAAAATACTACTCAAGCAAATACTAGTGGAAATTCTCAAAATAGACTTGCAACCGGAAGAGATGAGATGTTATGGAGAAACCGAAATGAAGGTACTGGAAGATTAGATGATCCAAGACCAAGAGGAATTCCGAATTCAGTTTCAAGAAATAGTGGATGGTTTTCTTTTGGAGATGGTGGTGAGGGATCTTCTGCACAGGATAGTGGAATAACTGGAACAAGTGGAAATTTTGGAATAATTTCTTCAGGTAATGACTCTAATGAATCCTAAATAAAAGCAAGTGATTTGAATTTAAAAAAATGCTACCAAAGATTGCGACTCCAATTTATGAGTTGGAAATACCATCGCTAAAGAAAAAGATTAGATATCGTCCATTCCTAGTTAAAGAAGAAAAGATTCTCATCATTGCAATGGAAAGTGAGGATAGTAAGCAGATTGCAAACGCAGTTAAGACTGTAATTTCGAATTGTATTTTGAGTAAAGGAATAAAGATTGATGATCTTGCCACATTTGATATTGAGTATCTCTTTTTAAATATTCGTGGCAAGTCAGTTGGTGAGACTGTTGACGTATTAATTACTTGTCCAGACGATGGTGCAACAAAAGTTCCTGTCAGCATCAATCTGGATGAGATTTTAGTACAAAATCAAGAAGGACATTCAAGAGACATTAAGTTGGATGATACATTAACCATGAGAATGAAATATCCTTCGATGGCAGAATTCATTAAGAACAATTTTAATGGTGAAGGTGGGATTGGTATTAATGAATCCTTTGATCTAATTTGTTCATGTATTGATCAGGTATATTCTGAAGATGAGTCCTGGGTAGGAAGTGATTGTTCTAAGAAAGAACTTTCTGAATTTATTGAACAGTTAAGTTCTAAACAGTTTAAGGAAATTGAGAAGTTTTTTGAAACAATGCCCAAACTTTCTCATCTTATTGAAATTAAAAATCCAAATACAGGTGTTGAAAGTGAAGTTGTATTGGAGGGACTCGCTGCTTTTTTCGTGTAGCCCTCTCCCACACTGACTTAGCATCATATTATAAAACAACATTTGCACTAATTCAACATCACAAATGGTCATTGACCGAAATTAATGATATGCTACCTTGGGAGAGGGAAATTTATATTACATTATTACAACAGTACATTGACGAAGAAAATCTCAAAAATCAACAATCCTAATGGCAGTTATACCATCACCACTTTCTAGTTCTATTCAAGGTATTAATCAAACTACCGTATCGGGGAATATTTTTGGTGGTGGTAATAAAGTTGATGCACAAACTCAATCTTCAATAGATTCTAATACTTCTGCGGTAGCATCACTACAGAAACAGGTAAATCAATTATCACAAAATAATGCACAAATTCTTACTAGTCTAACACAGATTGGAAGTTTTCAGGCACAAGTAGATAGTGTACGACTTCAATTGAATGGGATTAGTGATACATTACAGTCTGTTGCAACAAT